GTTAAGGTTGAGGTGGTCAACGGTGGTACATATCGCTTAGACAAACCTGAAGTTAATACTTATTACGGTTCATCAGCAACTATCAGACCTTTTATGCAGAGGTTTATGTATAAAAGATTTGTTAAGAATAACAATGCCAAAGCAGGTGAGCCAATGGGTACTTACCATAAAACTGTTATGGCTGATAGTTTAAATATTGATTTAAAAGACAATCAAGGTACATTTAACTGTGGTAAACCTGCAGGTTATGTAAAGGATTTTAAATCATTACCAGTAGCTCAACAAGATTTATTAAAACAAATAAAAAGAGTTCGTGTTATATTTGGATTGATAACTCTTGAAAACACTGTCGATGATAGAGGTGAAGCTACTGAGTTGCAGGAGTCTCCATTTATTTGGGAAATCGATAACCGTGATGCTTTCAAAATTATGGGTGCTCCCTTTGCTAAGTTAGCACAAATGAAGAGACTACCAGTGCAACACAACATTGTGCTAAACACAGATGAAAGAAAGTTACCTAATGGTAATTCATTTTATCTTCCTCTACCAAGCTTAGATGTATCAACTCAGGTTGCGTTAACTGAGTCTGACCAAACAATGTTTGCCGACTTTGTTTCTTGGGTGCAGAATTACAATGAGTACATTATCAATGAGTGGAATGTAAAGACTGGCAGTAACATAAGTGAAGAAGATATGAATACTGTGGATGACTTTATTGATATAGATAATTCTGAAGAGGTAGCATAATGCACCACCCAGCAGAATTGGCGATTCATCAGTATCTTGAAGATGCCACTAGAGGTGAAACTCAAATGAGTGAAGCCACTATAGATAGAATAGGCGAAGAAATTAAAGATGCATTGAAACGTCAATTTGCTGGGGGTAACAAAAGACATGAGTTTAGATATCGTGTATCTAATATAGGTCGACCTTCATGTCAGCTTTGGTTTCAAAAGAATCATCCAGAAAAAGCTTTACCCAGACCTACAACATTCGTTATGAATATGATGTTAGGTGATATAGTTGAAGCTGTATTCAAAGGCTTATTAAGTGAAGCAGGTATTAAGTATCAAGACAATACAGAAGTAGAATTAAAGTTAGATAAAGATACTACTGTAACAGGTACGTATGATATAGTAATAGATGGTGCAGTAGATGATATCAAGTCTGCATCTGATTGGTCATACAAGTATAAGTTTGAATCCTTTGAAGCATTAAAGAGTGGTGATAGCTTTGGTTATGTTGGACAACTAGCAGGGTATGCAAAAGCATCAGGTAAGAAAGTTGGTGGATGGTGGGTTGTTAATAAAGCCAATGGTCAATTTAAATATGTTCCAGCATCTAATATGGATTTAGATGAGGAAATAAATAAAATAAAAGAAACAATAAAAGTTTCTAAACAAAAAGAATTAGTAAGATGTTTTGCACCTGAACCTGAATTTTTTAGGAAAGTACCAACAGGTAATATGGTTCTTAATAAAAACTGTACTTTCTGTGAATACAGAACTACATGTTGGGAAACTCTTCGTGAATTACCTGCACAAATGTCTCAAGCTAAAGAACCTAAAATGGTTCAGTACATAAAGCTAAAAGGCGAATAAGTGCAGCTATATCAAGTAAGCAAACAAGCAAAGAAGTATGGATATAGAAGTGGTTTAGAGTATAAGTTATCTTTATATCTAAAGAAAAATAAATGCGATTACTCTTATGAAAGTATTAAAATAGAGTGGGAAGATTTAGCCTATCGCACTTATACTCCTGACTTTATATTGTACAATGGAATTATTATAGAAACTAAAGGTAGGTTCTTAGCGGCAGATAGAAGAAAACATTTAGCTATTAAGAAACAGCATCCTAGTTTAGATATTAGATTTGTATTTACTAATAGTCGTTCTAGATTAAGTAAGGGAGCAAAGTCAACATATGCACAGTGGTGTATTAAATATGGTTTTCGATACTACGATAGAATAATACCAGAAGATTGGTTAAAAGAAAAAGGTAAAAATGAACATCCTAAAAGAATAAAGTTTACAGGAAGAAAGTTAAAGGGAGAAACAAGGTATGGCAAAAGACTCACGAACTACTAATAAGACTGTGTTACCAGAAGATTTTATTATTAAAGTAAATCCACATCTTAATAGTAAAGGTAAATGGAATGGTGGTATTGAATTAGCTATTATGCCTAATCTAGATAATCCATTAGATGATGAAGATTATTATCAAGTAGAACATATATGTAAGATGTTGTGTTCTACGTTAAACTTTATGGAAGTTGAGCCTACATTTAGAGATAAAATAAATGATTATGTTGTTAATGTGTTTGACAAAGAACATAAAGATGCTCATAAAGAAAAAGAAATAAAAAAGAGTTACACAGATAATGTTATTAATGTAACTTTTGGAAAGTCTGATAAGTGTTAAGGCATATGGAGTATATGAAGATGAGAGCAAAAGAACAAGAAGATATGGTTAATAGTCCTGCACATTATAATAAAGCAGGTATTGAAACTATAGATGCATTACAAGCTATGTTAGTTGACGGTTTTGATTATTACTTACAAGGCAATGTGTTTAAGTATCTTTGGAGATACCGATATAAGAATGGCATAGAAGATTTAAAGAAAGCACAATGGTATCTTAATAAATTAATTGAGCAATACGATGATAAAAGTTAAAATAATCTGCACTATATCTGTTGACCCTGACGAGTATGCAGTTCCCTCTGATGGGGATGTAACAGAAGACTTTGAAGAATATACAAGAGAATTTTTTTACGATATTGATGGAACAAAAATAACAAAATTAAAAGTAATTACGGAGACATAAATGTTAAGCAACTACCTACCAACAGATTATCAGAACTTTATAGCACTCTCTCGCTATGCTAGATGGAGAGAAGATGACCAACGAAGAGAAAATTGGGGTGAGACAGTCGATAGATATTTTAATTATATGGAAAATCATTTAAAGAAAAATCATAATTATAGTATTACTAAAGCCTTAAAAGAAAAACTAGCTACACAAATAATGAACTTAGGTGTTATGCCTAGTATGAGAGCCTTGATGACAGCAGGACCTGCTTTGGATAGATGTCATGTAGGTGGTTATAACTGTAGTTATATACCTGTCGATAGTCCACGTTCATTTGATGAATGTATGTATATACTTATGTGTGGTACAGGTGTAGGTTTCTCTGTAGAACGTGAGAATGTAGATAAGTTGCCTATTGTTAATGAACATTTTGAAGATAGCACTACGGTCATACATGTCGCAGATAGTAGACCCGGATGGGCAAAAGCATTAAGAGAACTTATTGCTATGCTATATGTAGGACAAGTACCTACTTGGGATGTGTCACAAGTCAGACCAGCAGGTGCAAGACTAAAGACATTTGGTGGTAGGGCATCAGGACCTGCACCATTAGTTGAGTTGTTTCAGTTCTGCATACAGAAGTTTAAAGGTGCTAAAGGTAGAAGATTATTTCCTATTGAGTGCCACGACTTGATGTGCAAGATTGGAGAAGTTGTAGTTGTAGGTGGTGTACGTAGGTCTGCACTTATATCATTATCCAACTTAGGCGATGACCAAATGAGACATGCTAAATCAGGTCAATGGTGGGAGAATGAAGGGCAACGAGCACTAGCTAATAACTCTGTAGCATTTAAAGGTAAGCCTGAGATGGGTACATTTATGCGAGAGTGGACATCATTATATGAATCTAAGTCAGGAGAACGTGGCATATTTAATAGACAGGCAGCTAAAGTAAAAGCATCTGAAAATGGTAGAAGAGAATCTAATTATTACTTTGGTTGTAATCCATGTAGTGAAATTATACTTAGACCTTATCAGTTCTGTAATCTTACAGAGGTAGTGTGTAGAGCCACAGATGACCTAGTATCTTTGAAAGAAAAGGTACGTATGGCTACAATACTTGGTACATTTCAATCTACTCTTACTAACTTTAAGTATTTACGCAAAGTATGGAAAGATAATACAGAAGAAGAAAGACTATTAGGAGTTTCCCTAACAGGTATACTAGATACTAATATATGGACAGAAGAAATACTAACAATACTAAGAGATGTAGCAGTAGAAACTAATAAGAAGATGGCTAAAGACTTAGATATTCCACAATCGACTGCGATAACTTGTGTCAAACCTAGTGGTACAGTTAGTCAGTTAGTTGACAGTGCTTCAGGCATTCATGCTAGGCATAATGACTACTACATTAGGACTGTACGTGGGGATAATAAAGACCCACTTACACAGTTTATGAAAGATAGTGGCATACCAAGTGAGCCTGACGTTATGAAGCCTGATAGTACAACTGTGTTTAGCTTTCCTATGAAGTCACCTTCAGGTGCTGTTACTAGAACGGAAATGTCTGCCATTGAACAGCTAGAGTATTGGCTTATGTTTCAAAGACATTGGTGTGAACACAAACCTTCTGTTACTGTCTCTGTTAAGGAAGATGAATGGATGAGAGTGGGAGCATGGGTATATGATAACTTTGATGAGGTATCAGGTATATCTTTCCTACCATTTAGTGACCATACATATGCTCAAGCACCATATCAAGACATAACAGG